CGCTAAAGTCGTTAATGGCGGTAGAAGTTTCAGTTTCAGTGCGATTGTTGTTGTCGGTGACGGTGAAGGCAGCGTCGGGTCCTGGGGTGTTACCAGGACTGCGGTTCCGCAATTACTTCTTACGGAGGACAAGCGATGGACGTTATTACAGGTGCCAAGTATGGCTATGCCAAACTTCGGCAATCTGATGACCGGAACATGGGCGGCAGTACTGGAACATCCAGTAATGCAGCACGTGTCACTTATTTCGACTACAAGAATTCTGTAGACGAAGGCAGTTTTATACCGGGACAATATAGGATAAATCCCTATAGCGTTGGTCGTTGTACCACTGAATATGAGTACACGAGTGAAGATGCACTTCATTTATTCGTGACCCCAGTCTACAAGGACGCACGCGCCGGATATGTTTATATATCAGGCTACTGCTCCACGGATTGGGTGTGGGCCCAGCATTTTGCTAGAGGTCTTGCTCGTAGTCGCCGTAATGTCGAGTCGTACAAGCAACTCGCCCTACAGAAAGCGTATGGTAAGTTGCAGTCGGCTGACCTTGATCTCGGGGAGACTCTTGGTGAATACCGAGAGACCATCGAGATGCTACGTCATCCCTTAAGTTCACTTAAGAAATTCCTAGTGGACGACCACTTGCGTAACTGGAGGCTGTTAGTGGCACTCGCTACTAATAATCGCCGGAAAGTACACAAGTTGTTGGGTAGGACGGGTCTAGCATCGCTAGATACCATGTCCGGGACGTGGATGGAGCTGAGATACGGGCTTAGGCCTTTAATCATGCTCCTCGAGGATGTAATTGAAAGAGTCAATGAGGCAAAACGTGAAGTCATTGATCCTGAGAAAATCAGGTCGGTAACTTCGCGTCTGAAGTTCACTCCAAGCGCAAGCTCGGAGATAGGACTTTGTCAACAGGGAACGTATTACCAGTTCTCTGCGGTCTCAGAGGTAAAGGACACAATAACTGTTAACGCGTCTGTTCAGTATAGACAGACGGGTGATCAGGGGTGTCTTGACTCGTTCGGCTTATCGCCGAGGTTTTTGCCAGAGACTGCCTGGGCTTTAACCAGGTGCTCTTTTGTGGTAGATTGGATCTTCTCGGTAGGTCCATGGATTTCGACCTTGCGTGTCAATCCAGACATTAGTGTCTTGGGTTCCACCGTTGGTTGTAAATACGAGCGCGAAATTAGTTTTCCTAATCAGACCGTTAGGTTTCAGTTTTCACTGAGACCCGGCTGGTACGGAACTAATCTCAAATGTGCAGATAAACTGCATGTTTCTGAGTACACTCGGGAAGTTAATCCTGAGTTAGCGTACTACCCACATTTTACTTGGGGCCGAGTACTAGACCTATGGAAGGCTATAGACTCAGCTGCAATGATCTGGCAGGCATTCTTAAGTAAAAAGAAATAAGATGTTTGCCCAACAGATGGAGGATGACTATGGGTATATCAACCTTGTCATTAATGAAGAACGCTACCGGTGGTACGACCACAGGCGGCACCGCTATGGCTCTCACGAGCGACGGCGTGGATGTAAAGAATGGTGTTCATGTTGCTGATGCTGCGGAGAGTAATTTCCTCGTACGCACAAACTTAACATTGAAGACCCGTAACCCAGCGAGACAAGCCGATGGCTCGTACTCCAAAGCAAAGCGAAATGTAACTATCGTTGTACCGAAGGCACTTGCAAGCGGTGAAGTTTGCTTCAATCTCGTACGTATAGAGGTTGAAACGCATCCTGAAACCGTAGCTGCAGAACTAACAAATCTTCATATGTTAGGTGCACAGGTCTTCACCGATAGCGATCTCGCTTCATTCCTTCAATCCGGAAACCTGAGTTAGGTTATGGACTGGCTTTGGCCACACATATTACATGTGCTGAAGGTACTCTGGGCTGCACTGATAACAGTGCTTTCCACCAATATTTCTACTGGAGACATCCATGGGAACAGCTTTGAAGAACGGCCAAACAAGGTGTCCGAAATACAACACGGGCGCCGCCGTGGTGAAGATTTATCACCATATGTTAAGAGATTTCCAAACTTCGGAAACCGCAGAATTCATGAGCAGCGCAAGCCACCATCTGATGACTGATATTAAAGCCTTTCGTGCTCTTCCAGAGCGCGACTTAGGTTTTGTTGATGTTGGAAGATTTAAGCGAACAAAGCAAATGGAATCTCTTGTTAAGAAGTTCAGATTTGACGATGATGCCTACAGTGACGAAGAGCTGACTCAAATGGGCCGTGAGGCTTATTTAGATGATCAGCTTCGACTGCATCAACCTTTACCCTTGAAATCTACAGGGTTCGCGGTTTTGCAGCGAGCGCGGTTAATCGCGCATCGTATACTGGGTGAATGCCCAGTAGATGAGGTTATCGAACACGTTCAATTTGGTCGGAAGTCTTCGATCGGATGCCCGCATGCCTTAGCATACATTGATGAGAAATTGTCAATGTTGCGAGCATTCACGGGGACAAGGGAAACAGTGAAGTTTTTCTTTGGCCAGGTACTCCCTGGTGATGCTATCCTGCGAAGGATACTCAAGAACCATAAGATTGGTACTCTCAAAGAGCAACTGAACACTACCTATCTCAACTTAGTTGAAGTTCCAAAAACTTGGAAAGCTTATCGGCTTATCACTCCGCTAACACTAATAGGGTTATTCTTCTCCTATGGTGTTGGACGAGTAGTAACGAGTCGATTGCGAGATGCAGGATTGGATATCTCTACTTTACAACAGAGACATCGAAAATGGGTTAAAACCTTTTCACGTACGCGTAGTCACGCTACGGCTGATCTTTCAGCAGCTTCCGACAGTATTACGTCAGAGCTTCTGAACCGCATTTTACCGCGTCCATGGTATAGGCTAGTTCGCAAGACATTTGTTCGACACCTAGTAATAGGTGATCAGCGATGTTCTACTGCGTCAGTCTTGCCTATGGGCAATGGAGCAACTTTTCCAGTTGAGACTTTGGTCTTTTATTGCATCATTAAAGCAATAGGAGAGCTCACCGGAGTGAAGGGGATATATAGCGTCTATGGGGATGATTTAATTTACCCCTCTAAGCTGCATAAGTACGTGGTGGCGGTATTCCCGCAACTACATCTTAAGCTAAACTTAGATAAGACGTTTGTAAACCACCCATTTCGGGAGTCTTGCGGCGCAGATTACTACCGCGGCCAAGACGTACGACCCTACTTTATTAAGGGTGACTCGGAGGGCCTGACTCGTGTCAGGTATGAAGCGTTCCTGTATAAAGTGTACAATGGTTTGACACTTAGGTGGGACCCTTTAGAAATTAAAGGGACACTCACCTGGCTGTTAACAGAATTAGCCATGGTTAGCCGCGGAATTCTCCGTGTTCCGCCTTGCTTTCCGGATTACTCCGGGATTAAGGTTGCTGACCCAACTGATGTGCCATTGAACTACAAGCTATTACCGTTTTGCCCGATCAAGATCCAGTTTAATAATGGATCGAGGTGGTTCCAGTTTGATTTTCTGCTGGAAACGCCTAAGAAGCGTGTTGTAAAGACTACCGAGCCGTATTATTGGCTCGCGCTTCAGGGGATCACCGATGAAGTTATCGATGAGCACGGCAGGTTCTTGCAGTTACATAATGGTAATGTCTTCACAGACATTGCCGCTGCAAGTTTCTTGCTAGGGACCAAAATCCCTAGAATACCGCCGAAAGGCTCGCTTAGTTGGAGGAAGACTGTGCGTAAGCACACGAAATACTCCAATGGGCGAAAGCTTGTGCAGAGGGCTGTACAGTACCACGCCGAGGTGTCTTCCAAGTCTGGAGGCACCGTCTCAACGGCGTCAACTAAGACGGAATCAATCTCAGATTGGTTCTAAGCGGGTCCAAATTCGTCTA